GGGGCGGGGGGGGGGGGGGGCCCCCCGCGTGGGGGGGGCCTCTCCCCCCCCCTCGGCGCGCCCCCCCGTCGCCGGCTCGTGTTCCGGGCGGGGGGGGGGGGGGGGGGCAACCATTGACGACGCGCCCAAAAAAAAGCCCCGGCTGATGAGGACCGGGGCTAGTTCTTGACCTTCAGGAGGAGAAAATGAGCACGGACGGGATTTTACGCGTAAGTCGGCGGCACTGCACCGGGAGCGGTCGCGAGCCCGATAGCCGACAGCGCGTAGACGTAGATGAAGAACACTTCACCAGCGGTCATCGGCGTCTCAGCCACGCCACCTTCACCGATCTGCACGACCTCGGTGATTTTCGGCGACAGTGCGCCAGCGGCGGTAGTCCACGCGGTTTTCTGCTCGGCGGTCAGCAAGGCAAACGCGGCCTCGGCGGCGAGATAGGTCAGACCGCCCTTGCCGATGATCGACTTAGTGAGGAAGCCATTCCAGGCCTGCCCGCCCGGCGTGATGGCCTTGATGCGCTCCTTGTCGCCGAGGGTTTGGGTCGGTGCCTTGAGTGCCGTGGTGTTTACCCAGGACTGCAGCGCGCCGGTTACCCGGGTGCGGTTACGCGAAGTCTGTTGCCCCGCGCTCTGCGGGTTGGCGGGGGTGACCAATTGACGGACGGTGTTGCGGCCTTTCCACTTGCCGAAGACGAGCGAACCGGCATACGCGCCGGAGGCGTCCATCGACATGAGGGGACCAGATACTTTTGCCATGGTGTGGCTCCTGCATTGCTGCGCTTAAGTGATTGAAAGCGCGCGAAGTCTATTACCATTCATCGAAGCGCTGTCAATACGTCCAGTCCTTGAGAAGGGCGGATTCTTTGCTTCTTTCTTGGATTTGGCCTAAATCGGCCACAGTTGACCGGTCAAGCGGGTTGGGCGTGGGGGTGGATCGTCTGGCGGCGGGTCTTCCGGATCGGTGGCGGCGGGGGCGAAGACAAAGGCGGTCGTGGGCGCGTAAGGGGCGGCGGAGGTGAAGACGAAGTCCGCGCCGGATGGCGCTTGCGGTTCTGGTTCCTGCGCGGCGGGGGCGAAGGTGAAGACCGCGCTGGGCTGGTAGGCCGCGCCGCCAGTGATGGTGAAATCGGCGCTGGGAGAATAGCTGGCCATGGCGGATCAGGCGACGGGCCTGAGGGGGGCTTGCGTCAATGGCTGCACGACAGCGCCTTGGCAGGTCCAGACGATAGCCCCGTCGTTCACGGTTTGTCCAGCGGTCGCCGGCCACGTTGGCTCGGTGGCATTGGTCAGTGCCGGGGCATGCTTGCGGGTGGCGATGGTGGGTGGGGTGAAGGCGTCCCAAAAGCGCGCCGCTCCACGGGTAACCCGTACCCCGCCGATCTTCCCGCCGAAGCGCTGTTGTGCGCTGTCCATCTGTCGTCCGAGATACAGTCTCCCGACGTTGCCCACGTCCGTAAAGTCGGATTCCTCACCTGCGACTGCACCGTTTACCAGCCAGCGGATCGCTGGACCCTTCCGGCTATAGGCCAGGTGATTCCAGGTGTTCAAGGCTAGTTGGTACTCGAAAAGATTGGTTGCATTATTTGTGCTCAACGTGGCCCAGGTATTGCCGCCGTTGTACATCATCCTGAATGCGCCAAAGTCGTTCAGCAAGTCGCCAAACTGGATGATGGTCTGGGCGCTGCCGTTGCTGTCGGTGGGCTTGGCCCACAGGTCCACGGTGAAATCGTTGACCGAGGTGGGGAAAACCTCTTTGTTCCAATCTCGCCAATAGAGTCCGGTGCTCCGGGTAGCAGGGACCAAAGTAAACTTCGCGCAACCCGCACCGTCTGTTGTTGGGTGGTCGGTGGCGTCGATTTCGGTCGACATTTCATCTTCACTGACGAGGCCGTAGCCGTCGGCAAAATCACTCTCCAGCGGGGCCACAAAGACCGTGTAGTCAGCAAACGGGTCGATGTACCCTGGTGCGGTCGTGGCCCGAAATAGCCGCTGATTCGCGGCATTGCTGGGCGTCACGACATCGCCCGGCAGGATGCCGAGACCGGCGCTCCAGGCCCGCCCGAGCGTGGGGCTCATGGTGACGACGAGTTCATCGGTGACGGTCCCGCAATCAATGCTGTAACTGACTGGCGTTGCGCCGTTGGCTACGATGGCGGCTGCACCGACGAACGCGCCCGTCTTGGCCTGGTAGGCGCGGGCGGTCCAGTGGCTGATGGTGATGTCGGGATCGGTTATGGCTAGGGTGCCGGAAACGGTAGGCATGGTTGGTTAGCCCTCGCGTGGGATGAAGGTCAGAGTTAGGGTCAAGGTAGCGGGCGCGCCGCTGGTGTTCTGGATTCGGTAGGGAATGGCGCTGGACGGCGTTGTCTCCATGCTCGCGCCGTGGGCGTGGGGGTCGAGATGTTGGACGGCGGCGGCTGTGGTAACCACTTCCGCGACCACGCCGAGTCCGGGGGTGGCTTCGGTGCCGATAGCTCTGGCCTGATCGGCGGCACGGGCAGCGGCGGTGCTGTAGAGGCGAATTCGGCAAGGGCCGGACGCCTCGATGGCCAGCAGTTCAAAGCACGGGGCTAAGTCTACCGTGCCGGATGCCTCCGCATTGCCGGCCAGCGTGGCGGTGGTGAATGTCGCGGTCGTGCGGGCGGCGATTGGTCCTGCGGGTCCGGTGGGGCCGGTTGGCCCTATGGGCCCGGCTGGGCCGGGTATGGTGGAAGCGGGGCCGGTGGGTCCGGTCGGCCCTGCCGGTCCGGTTGGCCCTTGTGGACCGCTGGGACCCGGCACGGTGGAAGGAGTGCCAGCGGGGCCGGTGGGTCCGGTTGGTCCAGCCGGTCCAGCCGGTCCAGCTTGTCCAGCGGGGCCGGTGTTGCCAGCGGGGCCGGTCGGGCCGGTAAAGCTGGTGCCGGGGGCGCGAAAGCATTTATCAGCGACCTCGATCAGCAGGTAATCTGATGCCAGGACGGGGCGGTCGAGTGGGTCAAGTTCGGATATGCGTGGCATACCCGTAGTTTATACCGTCAGGCGGCGTCCTTGCGCGTCAACAATCGGTCGGCCATCCGGCATGAGTAAGTTCAGGGGATCTGAACCCATTTCCTTGATTCGGGCGGCGAGGTACGCGCTCCAGCCATTCGGGGCGCTGGTGTGGGTGCTGACTTCCTGCCAGAAGGCTTTGGCCAGGCTGGGCATTGCGGCCCATTCGGCGGCAATCTCCCTGAACTCGGCCCGGGCGGCGGCTTGGCGGGCGGTTGTTGCGGGCTTTCGGGTGGTGTTCCCGGCTTGCGGGAGCACGACTTGCGGTCCGCTGCGCGTGTTGCGGAACTGGATCGCCCCCCCGGCAATCGAGCCCGATGCCGTGAAGCTCATGAGCGGATTCTTGACCTTGGCCATTACGGCGGCACAGCCAAATCAAGATACTCGCGAATGAAGAGGCTAAGCCCGGTCATGTTCAATCCAAACCCCGCCGCGTTGTAGCTGGCCTTTTCTTCCAGCGTGAGTGCCTGCCAGGCACTGCATGCCTGCTTGAATCTGAGGCGCTGGGCTTCTTGCGCGGGGCTGGGCGGCTGCTGGTTCTGGGTGCTGGGTGCGGGCGGCTGGTACACGTGGGTTCCGGTCGGTGTGGTGCGGAACTGCATTTTACCGCCCGTGGTGTTGCCGCTGGCTTCGGTGGACATGAGCGGGCCTTTGACGCGGGCCATGGTCAGAAGCTCGACAGGGGTTGTGCGGCGGTGAACTCTCGCACGAACAGGTTAAACCCGGACAGGCCGAGATTCCCGGCCCGGGTGTTGTAGGTCGCCCGTTCCTCGGGAGAGAGCGCCTTCCAAGCGGCGGTCGCGGCGGTCATGCGGCGCTGATTCTGGCTCTGCTTGGTGCTGGGTGGTTGCGATCTGGGCCGAACGCGGCGGAGGTGCATGGGTGTTCCATTGGCGGCGGTGAAGTGCTCGCGGCCCGGTCTGGCCTTGGCGTAGGTGTAGGTTTGGGCTTCGGTCGCGTCAGGCGTGGGTTTGAGTGACACCTTGCCGGTGATGCCCATGCAGACGGCGTGGGGGGTGGCACGTGCCGCCTGTTTACTTGGAGGCTTCATGTTTACTCCGGCTTTTTCGCTTCGCGTCGAAAGACATTGATGGTCCCGATACCTGCCAAACCCAGGGCCATGAGTGCATTTTGCTGCTCCGGCGCCAGGGTAATACCGATTGCGGTGGCGATTGCGATGATGCCACGCCAGGTGGACGTTTCGCTGAGTAGGACTATGAAGTTTTCGAGCATGGCTTTTCTCTGTTTATTGAACAAAAAACCCTGAGGCGCGTTGCACGATCCAGGACATAGGGGCCGTCGGATTGGGCGGTTCTAGGCTGGGCTCGGTACATAGGCATTGTCGGTATACGGTGGCGTCTGGTTCTGCGTAGGGTTGGCGACAGAAGCACGCTTGTTGCCACTCTTTGCCCTTCGGCGCTGGATCGAGGCTGCGGATGAAGCCTTCACTGTCGATGGTGTACCAGGTCAGCTGATTACCGTTCGGTGGCAGGGCGGACGCGCTGTGCGGCAGCGCCAGGGCCAGCATGATTAGGGTGGTGATTCGCATAAAGGCGGCTCCTGCGGTGGGTCTATTGTTGTCGTTAGCATAGCAATGACTTGCGCCGTTTCGCCTGCGCGGAAGAGGGCGTCCAGGTCTGCATCACTCCAGTTCATGGCCGCCGACAAGAGGGCGAGTGCCGGTGAGTTGCGGGGAAAGACGGTGCTCTTGTTCCAAGCCAGGCGGACCAGCTCCGGCGTTGACGGGTCGGCCATCAGCGCTTCCACGGCTTCCAGTTGTCCGGTAGCCAGCAGCGCGGCGCGGGCCTCAAAGGGGCCGAGTACGGTCGTTCCGCGCCAGTTGAGTAGTTGCGCGGTGGCGCGCTCCTCCGGCGTCCCGCGCGGGTACGCGACGGCAACCTCGCGTCCGTGTCGGGTCTCGATCACCGGGTCGGCATATCCCAGCGGCGCTTGAGCCGGGTCGGGCGGTTCATGGATCAATTCGACCTTGCCCTCGGCACGCAGCGCGGACCAATAGTCACGCGGTGCGGTTGGATCGGCTGGAGCGGGTGGCGCTGGCGTACTGGCCGGTAGTTGATAGAGTTCCATCGGTCAATTCACCTGGGGGTAGACATAGACGCTACAGGATAGGCCCCGCCCAGGATCGCCCACTTCACCGCCATCAATCCAGGGATCGGAGATGACTTGCCAGCGGTGGTTGTCATAGCTGCTGCGCCAGTAGTCGCCGACGGTGCCGCTGTAGGGCAGTTCGGTGTTGATCGTGACGGAGTTGACGAAACCCACGCCGAGATCAGTCCAGGTGCTGCCAGTCCATTGATAGGTTTTCTTGGTATCGAGCACGGCCACCAGTGAGCCTACGCCGGGCGGGTTCGCGGTGGGCAGTGAGGCCTCGTTTGGCGCGGCGCCACCGTCCCAGTAAACGCCGGTGTCTGACCAGACTAGGGCTCGTGTCCATTTGTGCCGGTTGGCGAGCACGACATAGCACACGCCGATTTGGGTTAGGGTCGAGACTGGCAGTTCGCCGACCGTTGCCACCAATCCACAGCCGTGATCCCCAGGGGCGCTCAGAATCTTCATCGTGTAAGCGCCTCTCCAGGGAATTTCGACCGGGTCTACCAGCATTTCGGGGGTGCCCGTCAGGGTGGTAGTATCGCCCGCCACGATCCGTGGATTCTGCCCCGTGGGGTAGACCGACGCGGGCGGGGAGCCGGCCCACAGGTCGAGCACGATATCGCCGCCGACTGGGGCTGAGAGAACATCGCAGACCATTCCGGCGAGCAGGCCCTCTGTAGTGCTGCGCAGGGTCATGGATGAGGCAAACGGCACGGCGCGATCGTCGATGCCCCAGACGAACTGATGGGCAATATAGGTGTGGTTGTTCAGCGCTTCGCGGTCGTGGGTGGTTTGCAGCCGATCGGCGGCGGTCGCGGCGGCATCCAGGCCCGTCTGAACACGGTCTGCCGCCGTAGCTTCCATCGCATCCATAATGGCCGGAATATCGATATCTGTGATGCCGTAGCCTTCAACCGTCGTGGGTCGATTGGTGAGGTCCAGGAAATCGAGTGTGTTCCATGCGTTCCCCGCTTGCCCTGCCCGTTGTTGGAGTACCTTGGGCGGGTCGGCGGCGCTGGCCGTTGCGACCAGGAGCGCTATCACACAGGGCATGTTGCGACTAATCATCATTGCAATAACACCCATTTTCCATTGACGACTTGCAACATGGTGCCGTTGCTCAGGTTCTCTGGGTCGGGCAGTATTCGCTTGTCGTCAATCAATGACTCTAACAAGTCGTGCAATTCCTTATGATCGTTGCTCAGCGCCTTGATATCGGCACCAATGGCCGTGGCCAGATCAGCTATGCGGCCTTCCAGGCTCATGGCTTAAGCCTTCGCGGTAGCGTAGTCGGTGGCGAACACGCGGTCGGTGTTGCCGATGGCGGTGACTAGATTGGATAAATCCAGCGCGGCGGCGGCGGCGATATTGCTGCGGCCCTGCGTTTGCTGCGGCGCGGTGAAGGACTGGGCCGCGTCCACGCGAACGCGGAGCCCTAGTTGTTCGACGATGCCGCCCGCGATGCCGCTGCCGGCCAGGTAATCGGCCAGTTCCTTGATGGTGTCCAGCGTCGATGCCGGTATGCCGCCCATGATGTCGGAGCGTAGCGCTTCGACGACCGCCAGAATCTTGCTCACGCTGTAAGTCGTGGTGGTGCTGGTCGATAGGGCGCTGTCGTTGATTAGGTCCGTCAGGTCAACCGCGTTCACGGCGGCGAGCACTTCATTCAGCGCTCCGACGAGGTTGGTTTTCTCCGTGGTCGTCAGGTTGGCCAGGGTGCCCAGGCGCGTGTTGAGGGATTTGACATCCGTGCCGATGGCTTGGGCGAGGTCGGCGATGCGGGTTTCCAGTGAGGCCATGGGGTGTGCTCCGGTCAGGTGGACAGTTGGTACAGGGTGACAAAATCGGTCGTGATCTCTTCAGTCAGGCCGCTCGGCCCGGTCGGGCCCGGTGGACCTTCCGGGCCTTGGGGTCCGGTCGGGCCGGTGAGCCCGCGTAGCAGGTTGGTACGGATCCCGCGCAAGCCTTCGGCGACCTCGATGATGGCCAGTTCGGTACCGTCCAGCGCGGCGGTGTGTTCCTTGTGGTCTGAGATCAAGCTCATGGTTAAAGTATCTCTAGCAGACGAAGTCCGATGATGTTGTATACGCTGCGCAATTCCAACCGTTCTGGTGTCGGTGTAGTGCTGTACTCGCGCATCCACAGGTTATACCCGGTGAGCGGCAGGCTCGCGGCCCGCTCCCGGTAGGCGTCCTTCTCGGATTCGGTGAGCGCCTGCCATGCCGCATTCGCGGCGGTGAAGCGTGCCCGGTGCGGGGCGTTCTTGCTCGTGGTCCGGTCGTGCCGGATGCCTTTGCGGCGGAGCTGCAATTCCGGCCCATGCTCGCGGTGGATGTTGCCCTTGCCCCGGGCGCGGCGCTGGTAAACCCAATCCTCTGGCGCTGGGCTGGCGGGGTCGTAATCGGCGCGAATGGCCCCGGTCGGGACGATGCAGATGTCATGCAGGCGAGGCGTGGCCATGGTTACAGCGGGTGCTCGATGATCCATGCGGCCCAGAAGTCGGCCCATGCTGGAATTCGGTGGTAGCGGATTTCTTCTCCCTCCATGTAGTCGGTCACTGGGATGGCGCTATGCGCGGCCTTGGCCGCCGCGAAGCGGGCTCTCAGTTGGAGTTGGCGCGGGGTCTGGCGATCGGTTGGCTGGCCCTGGGCGATGAATTCCGGCCCGTGCCGCCCGCGCCGGAAACTGCCGATATTCCCAATCTGGCCATAGGCCGAATCTGAAAACAGCGGGCGGACTACCTTAACCATTCCAGCCTTTCCCCTGGTAAATCTTGACCGTCTCGGTGTGCGACACGCGCACATTGTCGTTGCGTTCGAAGTATACCCCTCGGCTCGGCGGTGTCGTAATGCGCAGCATCAGCCGGTTGGCGTTCACCCTCGGGCCAAAGCTGGCCTTACCGTTCAGCGTGCGCAGGGCCGACACGTCAAGCGTGTATTGCCAGTCGCTGACCACGGCGGGCGGTACGATCATGCGGGGCTCGTAATCCTTGACCCACTTCGTAATCAGGTAATCCGGCTCTGCGGGTGGCGAGTTGGTGGCGTGGTACAGGTAGGGCCATGAGCACAGCGAAAACCAGGGTGCATAGCCGCGAAAGTTGGCCTGGGCGCTCACTTGGCCGGTGATGACCGCGAATAGCGGGCGCTCGTAGTTGTACAGCCCGGGCCGGTAGGCGAGTTGTGGCAGCGTGTAGGTCAGGCGGCGTTGGGCAAACCATAAGTCCCGCCACACGCCGTTGCTTACGGTGCCCTGCCAGCCGGGGCGCGGCTGTTGTGTCGTGCCGGGTCCGGTGGGTGTGGGATAGGTCGATGACGCCCGGGCAAAGCGGCAGATCGAGGGGTGCCGCGTTTCATCGAACCACGCCTTATTCAAATCGCCCGCGTAAATGCTGATTTCTGGCGTCCCGTAATCGGTCAGGTCTTCGGTGGCCGTCAGCTCATACCAGAACCGGGGATCGAAGAACCCGGCGCGCAGTTCTTCTAGCCGGTTGGTTTTGAAATCGCCGCTCTCGGCTGGTCGCTGACTCCTTGGCCAGTTACTGCGCAGCCACCTCCCGGCGCTGATGATGGCGGTCAGTAGGGCATTCGGTATCGGTTCGGGTTGCGCCTGGCGGGCAGACCGTGACAGGCCCACGGTTTTCCCCTCGCCCCCGGTGTATCCGGGCAGGCTCAGGATGCGGGCGTATTGATCGCGGATGCTGGGTGGGATGGACTGATTTTTGACCTTGGCCATGGCTGCGATTCCCTCGGGTGAGGGCTACAGCTTAAACCTTGGCGTCGAGCGGGAAAGCGATTCGCCACCTGGCCCAAAAATGCCGCTCCATGGCGGCGGCGAGTTCCGGCGATTCGATGACGAGCCCGGTGTCGTAGTTGCTCACCGCCGAGGCCTTGGAGATATTGTGCGAGCCCACGTAGACGATCCGCTTGTCGATGATTAGCAGTTTCTCATGCAGGGTGCGTCGGTCCGGCACCTTTCGCATGCCCCAGCCAGCAGCCTTGAGCTGGCGGGCCGCGCCGATGTTGTAGGGCTCCTTGCGGCCTGCCACGTTGGGTTGATCGACGATCCCCCGGCAGCACAGACCCCGCGCGGCGGCGTTGGCGAGGGTCTGCGTCAGGTTCAGTTTCCCGGTTGCGGGGTCGCGCCAATGGTGCGAGATCATGTAGACCGACAGGAGGATTTGTGTCTCCGCGCTGTTGATCGCCCATTCAAACCAGGGCGCCCAGTCGTCGCCGGTCAGGATCGCGCAGGGGGCATCCGTGATCTTGATGGCTGGCGGAGAAACGGGGCAGCTCAGCCAGTCCATCGCGCCGGCCCACCTGGACGCACATCGACATGCGTGAACGATTGGTAACGCCCCACTCCGCCAGCCGCGCCAAGGATCCGTTCCGCCATGGCCGCGATTTCGGCTGGCGTGTGCGTGGCGCTGCGGATATCGGCGGCGTTGCCCAGGCAATGCTGGCTCGCGCGAGCGCCCCCCACGGCCCGATTGTGCGCGGTGCAGCGGTAGCCGCTCACAATGACCAAAGGCCCGCCTGAAGCGGCTCTCAGCGTTTCCAGCACGTCGAGTAACTTGATATTCACTTTAGCCCCGCCACAGCCGCAATGGCAGGCGAATTCCTGGCGGCGGAAGTGCGCTGACACCTGGTCGCCTTTGTTTGCCGGTGCCGCTGATGATTTTTTCTCCCCTTCTTTTTTCAGCCGTGACAGTAGGCCGGTCAGGGCGGGTTGATGCTCCAGGAGGGGCAGCAGGGCGGTCAGCTCATCGTGGGTGATGACGAAGGGCATGTTGGCGTTCTCCGTATTGGTCAGGGTGGGACCGGCTGGGCCGGGGCTTGAATCAACTGGGTCTGATACTCGGACAGGTAGAGCTGATACCCGGACAGGCCGGTATTCACGGCGGCGGCTTTCCAGGCGGTTTTCTGCTCGGCGGTGGCGGCATGCCAGCCCGCCACGGCGGCGGCGAACTTGGCGGACTGGGCCTGTTGTGCCGCCGTGCGTGGCTTTTCGACCTTCCGCCGCTCGCTCACGGTCGTCTGGCCGTTCCCGGTGCGGAATTCAAGCATGTCCTTGAACACGCCGGAGGCGGCCACGCTGAACAGCGGGCCGATAACCTTGACCATTAAACCCCCCCTTCCTCTTCGGTGTTCAGCTTCATCTGCCGGGTAATCACGTTCTGCATGCTGAACAGCAACCGGGCGCCCATGTGGGAACCCACACAGACCATGACAATCGCGGTCATTTCGTCCAGCTTCGCCGATTGGGCGAAAAAGTAGGTCGTCAGCCCGGCCAGCAAGCTGTAGCTCACATCCATGATGAAATTCAACAGGGGATTTCGCGGTGGCCGCTTGCCGAGGTAGCGCGAGAGGTTCCCGGCAATCGCGCTCAGCAGCGACAGGCCGGTGACCCACAGATACGAGATCATGGGCACAGTCGAGGGGTCGTTGTGGCTCATGGCGACGGTCTCCCGGAGTGGCGCAAGTGGTTGAAATAGAGGCATCACGGGTCATTCTATCGCGTCTGACTGCCGGGCTAGTGCTGACTCCAGGTACAGGATGCCCGTCCCGTCTTTGACCATCTCGCCGGTCATCCGGATCACGGTCCAATCCAGGAGGGCCGCGCAGTTGAATTTGTGGCAATCGCTCGTGAAGCCAGCGGCGCGCACATGCCGGCCCTTGGTGTGGATCCCGCCATCGATCTCCACGGCGACACGGGCCGCTGGCCACGCAAAATCGAATCGCCATTTGCGGGTTGGATGGAAGCAGTATTCGCGTTCCGGTGTGGCGAGTTTCAGCGCTCGGACTTGCAGGGCAAATCGCGCCTCAAGCTTGGATTCACTCATCGTCAAGGCCGCCCCAGGCGGCGATTAACAGTAGGATTATCAGGATCGCGTTTTCCAGTTCGTGCAGGGATAGATGGATTTCAGTCATGGTGGAATACCTCGCCGGTGAGTGGGTCGATGTTGCGCATGGATAGGGGCGGCGGGTGCGTGCCGTCCGGCAGGTCCAGTACGCGCCGCCAGGCCCGGTTGAACTTTCTCGGGTCGGCATTGACGCGCTGCCATTGCTCCGCCGATCCGCCACGCTTGAGGAAAGCGCGGTGGATGGCGTCATGGGTTTTCTCGTATCGGGTCATGCTGCTCGGTTATGGGGTAAGCTCGGCAATCCAACGGGGTAAGCTCGTTGAGCTAACGGGGCAAGCTCGACGAGCCAATGGGCCATGGGCTGCGCTTCGGCGGTTCATGTCCTGTTAATTCGGGGTCTGGTGTCCTGGGTCACGTATTGGCAAAAACTGTCGCACTGGTGCCCGGTGGTGGCGCAAAGCGCCCGCTGTGCGCAGTCATCGCAAGGAAAGGCGACGGACAGACCTGATGGCTTTCGTTGGCGCGTCGCTGCCTTTACGCAATCCTTGCATTGGCTCGTTCTGTGTTGGTGATTCCAGGCGGTGGCGCGCTTCAGGTAAAAATCATCCAGTGGCTTTATGTGGCCGCAGCGTGTGCATGTCTTCGTGCCAGCGATGGGGTCAGCGGGTGCTGCTGCCTGACTCCGGGACAGCTTGGTTTGGTCTTGTATTTGGCGGGCGGTGGCGCTCATGCGTCGTCCTCTTCTGGATTCTCGGGCTCGATCTCGACGAGGGGCCGACCACAAGCGGGGCAATAGACCATGTTGTTGTCCCAGGGTCCGCCCTCGACGAGCGACCAGGTCAGCCCGCATTCTGCTAGCCAGTTGTCCTCGTAGTCGTTGGCTTCATGGAGCCATTCGCAATGCGGGCCATCTTCCGGGTCTACCGCGTGGGGGTTCGTGGTCAGCCGGTGTTCCATTTGCTCGGGGCTCATGCGGCTTGCTCCGTCGACAGTTGCGCTCTGAGCTCGGACAGGATGCTTTCGGCGCGTTTTTGATTCAGTTTTGGTCTGGGCAGGGCGATATAGCGGACGTGGGCCGGTTCTGGCGCTGGAGGACGGCAGAGTTGCCGGAACTCGGGCAAGGACGGCGGCCAGGGGTCCGCGCGGCTCAGGAGGGCTCTCAGGCCCGTTCCCAGCTCGTCCCTGGTCAGGTCCTTCAAGCCTCTTTGCCATGTGTCCATCGCGGACCGTGACTGCCCGTACTGGCTCGACCATTTGTGGCCGTAGATTTCGCCCATGCGTACCCAGAGCCTGGCCATCGCGGTGTCATGCAGCCCGGTAGGCGTCGAGCTCGATGATGTTCCGTTCCTGCTTGTCTCTAAGCCAGTCGCTGGCTGTTTGGCTGACTCGTTCACAGGCGGACAGAGGCGGCTGATAGGCTCCATGGGGTTTGTCTCCTCGGGGATTGCGATACGGTTTCGGGTGGCGTAGGCCGGCCCAGTCTTCGCGAATGGCGGTCTTCAGGGCGGCGTTCCAATCGACGTATTGGTAGCCCTTGGCTTGGGCTTTCTCGGTGAAGGCTTCCAGGTGCTCGGGTAGCCGGTCGTAACTCTTGCGGCTTGCCCATTCAGCCACGGCGGGAGAAATGCCGAAGTCGGGCGGCAGGGTGCGTTTCCGGGGTTTCGCGCTGGATGGTGGCGGGCTGGAATTTGGCGGATCGATGGCTTGTTGCGCGCCTATTCCCTCTTTTGGGAGGTTATTGGGAGATTCATGGGAGATTAGGGTACGGTTTTTCGTACTGCCGGTGGTACGCTTTTCCGTACTGGGTAGTACGCTTTTCCGTACTGGTACGGTTTCTCGTACTGGTACGGTTTCTCGTACTGGTTGCGCATAACCCTCGACGTTCAATCGATAGTAGGAACGGTGTCCTCTTGTGCGGTTAACCGTGATGATGCCGTCCCTCTCCAGTTCCTTTATTGCCTCCATAACGGTCTGTCGGTGACAGCCTGTTTCATCGCACAAGAGGTCAATGCCTGGGTAGCAGTTGTTCTCGTTGTCCGCATGGTTTGAGAGCGCCAGAAGGACGATTTTCCTCGTGGTGGGCAGGCTGATCGACCATGCCCAGTTGTGGGTTTCCAGGCTCATGACGCCGCCCCCTCGTGCTCGGTGGCTGGCGTCTGGTGATACTCGCCCATGATGTCTTCAACAGCGACTCCCAGCGTGCGTGTAATCCTCAATGCCTGGCTGAGCTTGATATCCGTTTTCCCCTGCAGCCAGCGGGAAATATGGGACTGGTCGATGCCGGCCATTTCCCCAATGTGTCGTTGGGCATAGCGTTGGCTTTTGGCGATGGTCATCAGGTTATGCGGGATCAGGATGCCTTTCTGGTTGTTAGCCATGGTTGGACTTCTCCGTTGTGTAATGCGCAAGCGGATAATACCCTCTTCGCGTTTGTAGGGCATGTCGTTGTCTCCTGTGGTCGATGCCCCGCGCGCCTAGCATTATGCGTCGCGCTCATGGCGTTTGTCACCCACTCGGTCAGGGCGGCGGCGGGTATCAGCACCCGCCCCCGCACTTTCACGCTGGGCAGTTCGCCGGTCTCGATCAGCCGTCTGACGGTGCGGGCCGACACGCACCCTAGCTGGGTGGCGGCGGCATCGATGGAGTAGAGCAGTGGTTGATCGTCTCTCATCACGCCTCTCTTTGGTTAGGTTTTGAAGCCCATCGCGAAGACCGCGAAGTCTTTCAAGATTGCGCGCACCAATGCCTCGTCTTCGCCAAAGTCTCGAGACTTAATGAATGCTTCGATGGTGGGATGCCACTCGAGATGCTCGAAGGCTGATGGCATTGCGGGCGGCTGCTCGTCCTCGATTGCGGCGGCTATTGGCGACAGCGTGCCGGTGGGCTCTTCTCTGGTGAAGAGTTCCGGCTCGTCTTGTGCCTGGGGCGAAGCCTCGATGGCGCCAATCTCCGCGCAGGGGGCGCGGTTCCGTGCTTCAACTTCGGCGGCGCGTGCTGCTTCCTCGGCGGCGCGTATTGCCGCCTGGGCTTCGGCGCGGGCTTTGGCTTCCGCCTCGGCGATGGCCTTGGCTTCGGCCTTGAGCCGTGCGGCTTCGGCTTCGGCTTCCAGGTGTCGGCGAATGCGCAGCCCCGCGAGGGCGTCGAATTCCTCGGCGTCACGCAGACCGATAGCCGCGAAGTCGGGGAAGAGGCTGTACCAATCCCTGCCGTCGATCCGCAGGGCGGCGCGGTTGCGCGTGAGCCGTGCGGCGTTGGCGGACAGTTCGGCGCGCAGCTCGCCGACGCGAACCGCGAGAGCATCCCGGCATGAACTGACCGACTTGCGGCCCTTTATGGCTTCACCCAGCGTCTGCCGCGCGGGGACACTGAGCCACTTGCCGTCTAGCTTCGATTCCAGTGCCTGGGTGTGCTGGATGAGGCCTTCCATGGCGCTGGCGATTAACTCGGCGCGTACCTCGTCTTTCCTGACTTTCACGGCCTTTTCCAGCGTCAAGCGCTTGGCGCGAAGCTCTTCCTTGAGCCCATCCATGACCCGGAAAACCTCGTCGATGCTGGCGGTTTGGGCAAGGGCCTGAGCTTTCACGGTCTCAAGCCGTGATTCCGCATCCTTGCAGAATTTCACCGTGTTTTCCGCGTCGGCGAAGTCTTGGTCTGTCGAAAGGTCGGTCTTGATCGCGCCTATCAGCGCCTGGGCCGCAGTCTTGAACCGGTCTAGGTTGGTCGATATGACCCGGCCTTCGATTTCGACCAGCAAGGCCGGCAGTGCCTGGATGGGCGTCGCTACCGGCGCGAGTATTGCGCTGATGGGCGTGTAGTTGGCCACGTCGCGGGCGAACTGCTGCCAGCCTGCGATGAGCCGCGCGCGCATGGTGGGGTCTGGTTCGTACCAGGCTGCCAAAGGAGGCTCATTGTTGCCATTGCTGGCCATGAACATGCATTTTGTCGCCCCACTCACCATGAGTTGTTGCTCCATCTGGGCGCGGTGGTACTCGAGCAGTTCACCATTGCGGATTGCCTCGGCAATCTCGCGATTGAGTGTCTTGTGCTCCCACGACACGTCACCCGCGAGAGTGAGTCCGTCCATGCTGGCGGACAGCTTGAGCCCTTCAATCTCTAGGCTCATCGTGACCGGGTAAAGCTCGTCGCCTATGGCGGCTTCCGCCCACGTGCGCGCGGCCGCTTCGTACTCATGCCCACGGTCAAACCGGGCCTGGGTGGCGCTGTCGATCTCTTCCGGCAAACCCCGCGCATAGCGGTCGATCAGGGCCGCGCGCGTCACATAGGAACTGAGCCCCAGCATCGCGGCGGCATCGCTGGCGTTGAAGTGCGCGGCCCGGTGCGCATGCCACTCTGGGGATCCCTGTTGCAGGTTGTGCGTGATGGCGGCGTTCATTGGTTCAACTCCTCTGCTTGTGCGAGATCGTCCAGCCAGGCTTGGTTGGCCGGCTGTTGATCGAGTGCGGCGATGGCTTCGCGCTGCTCCGCGTTCAGGTCATATTTCGATGAGATCGCGGCGAGGATGTCGCCGGGTGATTTGCGGCCTGCCTCCACCAGGTCGCGCCATTTCGTGAGATTCCCGGCGAAGGCTTCGGGGTTGTAGGTGGGCAACTGCGTTAGCGCCAGCGCTGGCGGTTGGTCAACCCTCTCCCCTCGCGTTGGGGTTTCATTGATGACAACCTCGTTGAGCTCGTCCGTGTCATAGACGCCCAGCAGAACATCTGGAGCATGCAGACGCGCCCAGCGCTTGGTTGCCAGGTAGGCCAGTTGCTGTTTTGGATCGGATAACCAGAGCGGGGAATTGCGGACGCTGCCGACTTGCGCCATGGATACCCGTAACTGCCGGGGCCGTTCCTCGCCGGCCAGCGTGGCTGTAATGGTGATGCCACGGGCCGCGCTGTTGTCGGTTTTGCCATCGACCTTTGACCAGTCGCCATCCCAGGCGTAATCAATGCGCGAGCTCAGCAGGCTTGAACTGGAAACCACGGCGTTGACCAGTTGGGCTTCGTAACCCAGCGCGCCGTTGACGATGTGGGTTTTCTGGGCCACGGCGAAGGGGTTCATGCCCCACTGTGCCGCCTGCATGACGATGGCCAGGCAATCGCCCGGGCTACCGGCCAAGTGCTTGGGGACCGTGATCTTCGCTGACGCCATGGCTTCCGCCAGCCGCTGCAGGCATTGCATGCCGACGGCATCAAGGGCCATTGTCATGGCGCCATGCCGCTCCGGTTTTGTGAGTTGTTGGTTTGTGCTCATTGTTCCGTTTCCTCTTCTTCACGGATGGATGCTGGTTGATACGTGGCGGGGAGGCCCATGGCGCGCATGTCGCGCCAGGCGCGGGACAGCCAGCCAGCGGCGGCGGCGAATGCCGCTGCGAGTAGCAGCAGCATCGCCCAACCGGCCAGCATGAAAAACACGGACGCTATTTCATGGCGCACGTGAAGCCCTCCGCATGGAGCTGGTCTTGCGCCTCGCGGCGCTGCCGCCAGCACTGGAAGGAATGCGCCATAAAGGTCCGCATGGTTTCCCGTGCCCGCTCGGGCCGGTTGTTTTCCACGTCCGAGAGGATGTCGTCGATCACATCGGGCGTGAGCGCCTGCGAGTAGGCAACCTCGCGTTCCCACTCGTCGCGGAGCCGTTCGGTGACAGCCTGGGGATCCTCGCCTTTGCCCTTTGGCGTTGGGATCGGCGGCGTTACTACTTCGCGCCGGTGCGCGATGGGCGCGGGGCAGTAGCCCCGCAGGAAATCAAAAGCCGGATTGATCGTGTTCATCTTTGCTCCTCCAATATGTTGACCACACCTATAGTCTAATGTGTGCCGCGCATAAACGCAAGGCAAATTGTGCGGCACACATATAACGAACCATCAAAAAAACCCCGCCGAGGACGGCACCCAAGCCCAAGCCCCAGCCCACACCCCCGGCCCATTGACCGGCTCCCAAGCGCCCGCGCCCAGGGACGGCAGGGCCGAACCATCGAAGCCCAGCGGGAAGGCCCGGACGGGCAGGCCGCGCGCAGCGGCGAGCCTGCCACACAGGGCGGTGCCCACGGACGAGGGCGAGCCGAAGAAGAGCACCGCGCCCGCGGTGGCTGCGCGAACACAGGCGCGAGTGCGGCCAGACAGGCGAGCCACCAGCGGTACGTGACCGGCGCCACCGGCCCACCACGAAACCGGGCCACCCTTTGCCGCGTGAGCGGCGACCGAGCGGACGGCGGAGCCGCGCCACGAGCCCGGGGCTTGCCAGCCGCGCAAGTCCGCGCCTTGCGCGAGCACGGGCACACCGTGCACCGCGAACACATGCACCCGTGCCCGATCCGCAAATGGCACGGCACACAGCACGGCTTCATCCGCGCCCACGGCGCACCCAACCGCGATGCTTTGCCCGTTGGCGAGTACCGCCCGGGCCACTACGGCGACGAGCTGAGAGCCCGCAACAGGCAGGCGGCGCGAGCCGCCGAAAACAACGAATCCAGACATAACAACCTCGACAGAGTAAGAGCCGGGGCGGCGCAGCCGCCCCAGCAGCGGAAGAAGAGCCTAAGCGGCCTGGGCCCAGGCGTAGCCCGTGCCGCACACCGTGGCGACGAGCTGGAAAGCCTGCTTGCCGGTGACGCCAGCAGGGAGCCGGACCTTGAGCACGAAGGCCGGACACGAGAGCGTGACCGTTTCGAAAACCTGCGACCCTGCCCCGCCAGGTGTAACCGATGCCGACCAGCCCAGCTCGCCCGCCACCTGTGCGGCATCCGCGCAAGCGGCAGACCCGGACGAGTAGCCGATGAAGATGCAAGCAGGGGCCGGATGCCAGCCAGCGCCACCCGGCAGGCAACGCCGTGCCCACACGTAGCCTTTGCCCGCCCGCGCAACGATTGGCGCATGGCGACGACCGGTAACGGCCAGGAAGTGCGACTTGACGTAGTTAGCGTCCATTTGAAACCTCCGATTGGTTGAAAACTTGGAACCCTTGCACACCCACCCCCCCCCACCCGCTTGAAAGCGCACGATTTGCACCCGGCGAAGCATGCCAAGGGACCGTGGAATAAATGGGGGGGACCCGTTGCCGCCTGACACGCTGGCTATGGGCGATGGACTGCAAGGCGGCAATGGGGGGGCAACCGTTTATGCCGCGAAAGCCCTTGGCAAGCCCGGCCCAGACCCGCTGGGAAAGACCCGCCTAACCCACGCCCTCGATACGCTGGGAAAGAGCCTGGTAAACCATGCCGGGCGGTGCTTTGTTGGGTGCAAATACTTGAGCCAAGCGGGGGGGGGAGGGGGGGGTGTGCGCCGACCGATGCGCAGCGAGGGAGGGTATGCGAAGCGGCCTTCTTCCTGGCCGCTGAGCGATACCGATATCCGGAACCAGTCGTGGCCTTATGTCTTCAAGCCGGGCATGGATGCTGGGCGTTCTGGCCATGGATGGCAGGCGGCGGGCGGACCGCGCCGGACCCGGCAAGACGGAAGGGAGTTGAGCGCAGCCGGGGCCGGATGAAGCGGTCGGCCCGCCGCCTCATGGCGGGGATGGACCCCGGCCATGCTTCGCCATGGATGGCGCTCCGGCAGGCGTGGCGGCGGCTGAGTGGCAAACCGTAATGGACTAGGTTTGCCGCCAGCCAGAGCCGCGATTGCCGGACCCAAACAACTGCCGGTACTCCGGCAACAAGACCGCCTGACCCATGGGCAGCGGCCTGCCTGCTGGGCACCGCCCTATCCAATCCCCAACCCTTGGCCTGCCGGTACTCCGGCAACAAGACCGCCTGACCCATGGGCGACTGATTCCCTTCCGTGCCGCCCTATCGAATCATCTATCTCGCACGGTGAACATAGTCCCGATTATGCGAAGGGGGTCTAAATAATCCCCGGCAAAATCCCCTTTCGCATAATCGCGGGATTATGTTTGGCGGGCGCTCATCCCGCCTGGGGCATATTCAAAACAGGGATTGCGGCGCAGCCCACACGGAATTGCGTTAGGGATGCGAAGGGGCAGTCTGCCGGCTGGCCAGCGCGGCGAGTTGTAAAGCAATGCTTGATAGGTGCCATATGCCGCGATGGCCAGCCGGCAGACCGTAGCGAAGCGAAGCCCGTAGCAGCCCGACCCCCGGTACTCCGGGGGGAACGCCCAAAGACTGCGCCTGGGTGGACGGCTTACCGGTGGGCCAGATATCCGCTCAGTGACAGGTGAGCCGCCCGCAACGGCGGCAAACGAACACGCGGTCGCCTTCGATGCTGATCCGGATGAAGCGCCAACGGTGATGCAGGATGAGGCACCAGAAGGCGGATGGCAGAGGGAAAAAGCGCATGGGCACGGGCAAGGGAGCATGGTGAGGAACAATGGTACTGCGTAGCAGATCGAGCGCGTAGCGCGTGCGCTTCCCGACGACGACACCGCACACCCAACGGCCCAACACCGGACAACCCAACGGCAGCAGAAAAGCCGCTAGAGACAGCGCTTAACGAAGAAGAAGGGCGGGGCCGTTGGGTGGGCGGGGGAGGCGGCGGACTCAAACTCACTGAGAGCGCAGCGAACCACGACTGACCCACACAAGCTTTGCCGAAGGCCGCAAGACCTCCAGGAATAAGGCGACTCCGCAGCCCGAACCACTCACGTAGAACGAAGCCCGGTGGCTGGATCGTCAGAGGCGCGGATGGCCCGGGGCGCTCAGGGGTCTCTGGTGGCGCGATAGGGGTGCGCTCTCAGGATGATCCGCCCGCAGCTCGAGGATGGCGCTATGAGGGCGAGCGGGGTCTTCTGGGAAAACTGGCCGGGTCTGTTTTTGGTCGCGTTTACCCGGTGGTTGAGCTTTGGCCGTGTCTGCTGGTGGTTGCGTTGACTGCTGAGTGGGTCACTGGCCGGGTTGGTCGGTGGACTGTTTCCGGTCTGGCGAGAACCCTGGCCGGGTTGGTCGGTGGTTTGTTTCTGGCGGGTGTGCTGTGCTGGCTGGGTCGGTTGGTGCGTATACACCGGGCGTCTGTGGACCTAGTGTTGCCCTGGTCAGTGCGGGTTTGGCTCCTGACTGCTCAATCCTATAGCGGTGAGCGAATGTGTGGCGGGCGGGTGATTCGATTGCGTGTGTATGGGTGCATGGATGTTCGCTCGGTATGTTGAAGATGTTCTTTGAAATATCTCCAGCGGCAAGGGGCATAAACGGGAGCTTCTAGGGTTTAACGGTATGCATCCGGTATGTAATCAGGGTGCTCTGTGGGCATGCCTGGGGATGCTGTGTCAGTCGCTCAAGTATGGGGTGCTGCAGTTGTCCGCCACCATGAGCGGGGAATTATTTGGCAGTGTTAAGCGGCTGTGTTCTGGTCTGTCTCTGGGTTCTGTGGGTATTACTGCTTCGCATTCGCTTCGCTTCGCATTCTTCGAACCCCCCCCTTCTTCTGCTTTGCTTGCTACGTGCTGGGTTCAAGACTGGGGGGAAGGGGGTCTGGGGGGAACCATGGAGGTGGCTGATGTTCCCTCAATGGGAACTGGGCACCGGAACTCCTGTGGCT